AGACGTAGAAGCGTCACCCCAACCAATGTAATCGGTTATATTTGTTACAGTAGATCCATTAGTGTGTTCGGCAGCAGTGGTTCCGTTAATACCTCGCGTGATTCCACTGATTGTGTTTGTGCCAGTGGTGTTTGTTGTGTATTCCATGTCTTCAGAACCAATTCTAATTTTTCCTGAAGCAGGAAATATAGAAGAGTCAGTTAAAATGACTGATGATGCACCAACTAACATGTTACCACCATTGTTCATAGTAGTTTGAGTTTGTGCGATTGTTCTACCACCAAATAAATATGTGCCCCAACCATAACCTGCTGTTTGATTCAAAGGACCCACTACTACATAAGGTCTTACGTCTAAAGTTCCATCATTAGTTACTCCAGATTTTGATTCAGCTGCGGGCATCGTAATTGTAAAAGTTGTTATAGTTGGAACTGTTTGAACTTCAAAAAGTTGATCATCAAAATCAGTTGCAGTGTAATCTGTGTTAGCTCCAGTAAATGACCCCGCATTTGCAAAAGTAATAATATCTCCTACTGAAAGGTTGTGTGCTCCAGTTGTAGTGATTGTAACTGTCGCTGATCCGTTGGTTGTTGTTATGTTTGCGCCTGTTGAGTAATTATCTGTATCTAGTGGTGTAATATCATAAAAAGCACCATCAAAATAAATAATTAAAACTTTATCTGTTCCAATAGCAGCATATCTTTTACCATCAGTGTTTGCCCAAACGTGTTGAGCTCTCGCTGCACCTACTAACTTATTATCTACTAAAGCTGACCAACCACCTATTTTTTCAGGTTCGCCATATCTAAATCTTACATTATCACCATCTACCCATCGACCTTCTGCGTCTGCTGGCGTAGATTGTTTATCAAATCCTGGTGCTATGTTAACTTTTGCTAAAGGCATATCGGTATTATAGCAAACTTAAGATCAAACTTAAACTCATTGATATTTAAAAGGAGACAGTGAAATTGTGGTGGTGTCACTGCCTCCATTGAAATATTACACTATTGTTTTTGTTGTTGGAAATAAACAGGTAATCCTAGATGAGGTCTACGATCATATATATTCTTATCGGCACCTTTAGATTTTTGGTCATTGTAGTGTAGAAAAGCTTGACAACAATTATCTCCTTTAAACTCTTCTCTCCAATGTTCTAATTCCATACCTCTGTAAACTAACATATCACCAGGTTTTAAATTGACAGCTATACCTTCATTTTTACTTTTAGAAGTAATTTTTTTACCATCGGGTTTACCAACATTTTTTTTAGGTTCTAAACGTATAGGCCAAGGATCACCGCCAAGATTTACTGTTGTAGATATTTCACAACTAAACCTATCTTTATGTCTTCTAAGAGTATCTCCTTTTTTATATATTCTTGCGTAAGAGTATGTAGGATTTAATTTTAATCCTGTTTCTTTTTCCATCTTAGGCAAAGTTCTCATAAGTAAAGTTTCCGTGGCTATGTCAGCGTAACATGAATATGAGTTTGGAGCTTGATCATCATTCCATATACCCCACTCTTGTGTAAAATTTGAGATATATCTAGTATCAAAAAAAGTTCTAGAAACTTTTCTTTTTATTAAAAAATAATTATACACAAATATAGCAATATCTTTTGGAATCGCTTCTTTTATTATTAAATATTTATTTTTTTTAAAACTCATAATAATCCTTTTTAGTTATTGTAAAAGCCACTGTCAACCTTGGCTTACTACTTTTGTTTTCTGGAACATAATGTTTTATGTCACAAGGAAAAAACAAAATATCTCCTTGTTCTATTTTCGGTGACTTTATTTTTTTGTCAGTAAAACGTGTCACAGAATGACTTTTAGGATCATACAACAAATAATGCACTGCAGTCAAACCTCCATTACCATCATGAACATGCGGTTCTTGATATTGACTTTTTTTGTAATAGCTATACCAAATGTCGCTTAAAGCGTATTCTTTTATATTATAATTTTTACAAACTTCTTTTGATAGTTGTTCATATTTTTTTCTTAAAAAAGAATAATTTACAGAAAACACGTCTTTATCATTATCATGAACAACATGACAATTACAATTCCATCTATTTCTATTTGGGTATTTAGAGTAATTTTTTTCTATATTGTTTATATTTGCTTTGACAAAATCATTAGTCCAAGCTAAATTTTTTTTGTAAAATATTTTATTTGTACCAGACTGGTAAGACATATCTTGTTCCTTTTTTTATTTCACACACAGAGTGTAATAATTTACCATTAGAAAATAACACTCCACATCCTCTTCTCGGTTTAATCTTTTGTTTATTAATAATGGTTTCACCGCCCTCGTAATTATCGTTGAGGTATATTAGAACACCATATTGATCACCAGTATCATAATGATCGTTCATAAAAGAACCTGTAGGCCATTTTACAATCTGCATATCTGCTGGAGTTAATAATAAATCTATATTAAATAATTTATGTAGTTTTTTTAAAATACTATCGTTTCTAACATTAAGGATAATGGTATTTCTATATTTTTCTTTGCCATCAGAAGATTCAAACAAGCCAATTAACATATTGCATTCATCTTCGTCTAAAAAATCATCAAACTCTTTTATCATTAAAATTACTTGTTTTTCCCGATATAAAAGATTCAACAACTTTTAGATTAAAATGAATAAATCTAAATGGATCTAATCCTGCATCTACTGAAAACTGATGTGGGACATAACCTGGAAATATAATCATAGTTCCTGGTTTTGGTTTGTAATGTATTTGATTACTTGCTAATGTAATTTTTGACTGATCTTTCACAAATAGTTTAGTCATCTCTGCACCAGATCTTGGATCATGAAATACTGGGTAAGATGTTTTTTCACTACATTTTAAAAAATAAAATCCCGATACATGTTGATTCCAATGCACATGAGTATCATGATGACCACCACCTTTTTCACTAAACTCTTGTACCCAAAATTCAGTAAAGTGTAAACTATGGTTTTGTAAATTAAATCCTTGCCAATTCAAAAACTCATAAGACCTTTGTCCAATAAAATCTATAAGCTCTTTTATTTTAGGATCATTTAAAAAAGTTTCACTATGCTTTGATGATCCAAATGTGCCTATATCTTTCTTCCATTTAGGTTGTTTCTTTAAGTTTTCTTTAAGTATCTTATCAGCTTTTTTTATGTATTTATCAGTAACTTTGATTGCGTTTTTAAGAAACATCGGTGCATCTGCAGTCCAAATTGGTGTTTGAAAGTATAATGCAGACCGAAAACTAACATGTCCTTTTGATTTATTGTAATCACGATTCATCGTTATTTTTTATCTCATACATTGATTATTGTCAACAATGGTGTATACATTAAGAAAACAGGCATGACACAAGGTAAATTCATATACTGGCAGTGGACAAATTATTTAAATAATAATCAAATAAAAGATATAAATAAATTTATAAATAAATCAGCTTTTGATGATGAGCCAGATGAATGTGTTGCTAAAGAAAAGGGTAAAAGTAAAAAATTTTTAAAAACAAAATTAATACCTTGGATAAAAATAAAGAATTATTTACCCGACATATGGGAAAAAATTAGACATACTAATTTACACAATTTTGGATTTGATATTTCAGAACCATCAGATCAAGATTCAGTTCACTACAACGTATACTCATCAAAGTCTAAAGATAGATATGATTGGCATGTAGATGCTTTAGGTCATGATCAGCCCCTAGTAGATATGAAATTTACAATATTAATTAATATATCAGATAAAAAATATACTGGTGGTAAATTTAAACTCTTTGTTGGAAGTGAATTCGAAGCTCCTGAATTAAATACTTCAGGTAATATGATAATGTTTAAATCTTATACAAATCATAGAGTTGAAAAAGTTCTTACAGGAGAGAGAAAAACATTAGCTATATTTATAAAAGGACCTTCGTTTAAATAAAAGTCTATTTATAAGGCTGACCTAGATTCCATATTACTAAACTATGCCTTGTACCTTTTGTTACTGGTTTGACTCGATGCCATACAAAACTAGGGAATACCACTAAGGAGCCTTTAGGTAAAATTTCAGAACATATTTTAGTATTTCTTTTTTTATCAGGATCTTTATTTCGAAAATCAAATTCTAATTCTCCACCTTTATAATCTTTTGGGTCTGTCAAACTTACTGTTACTGATAGTTTTCTAATTTTACCTTTCGCTGGACCCTCGTCTTCATAAGGTCTATCCCAATTATCTGAATGCCAATCATAATGCTGACCTTTGTTGTAAATCGTAAATTGACAAACTTCTGAATAATCCCATTCAAAATTCCAACCTGCGTTTTTATTTGCTTCATGAACATAGGGTTGAATTTCTTTATATATCCATGTATCACTCATCCAAACTACATTTGAATGTCTTTTCTTTTGTAGCTTTTTTATTTCTTTTTTAGTAAGAGGCTTTTCATTCAAATCTCTATCTCTACCATAGCCACCCGTTATAGCCATAATTTCTCTGTTCTTTTCTGCTTTACCATATTCCACAATTAAATCACAAATTCTTGGTGGTATTACAGATTGAAAGTACCAGTAGTAATTAGATATATTCATAAGTTATTGTTAAAATTACATTTAAACCTTTAGAGGTGTTAGGTGATAAAGAATATCTATTAGTAGATGGAAAGATAATATATTCATTATTTTTTATGGGTATGTGATTACTTCGATATTTTCTTCTATTATCATCATATTCAATAATACACTCTGTAGAATCTTCTTTAACATCAACACCATAAATTAAAGTAAAATCTGGAGAGTTACGTAAATCAACTGGATCAACTAAATGTCTAGTCCAAGATTTTTCATTGGGTTTCATGACATTGCCAAAAGTACGTTTAAACACTAACTTTTTATGATGCTCAGTAAAAAAATGGTCTCGTATGTAATCTTGCATCCATTGTAAAGGTTGAGAAAACGGCACTACATAATCCTCAAAAGCATAAGTTTTTGGATTATTATTAATTCTATTTTTGTTTACGAAAGAGTCTATGATATCATTTCTAATTTGATCTCTATCAATCTCATATCCTTTTGGAGTTTCAATCTCACCATAGTATAAGCTATTTTCACTTAATATTTTTTTCTTCATATCTCTTATGATACGTAATAAATGCTTACAACTATGTCAAGTAAGTTATACTGCTGTGTTAACTACGTCCCAAGATTGAGTAGACTCATTCCAGTTAATTTCAAACCAATGAGTACCAGCATCTTTTTGAGCTTGTTGTTCAGTAGTAAGACTTGGTTTTGCAACTGGAGGATCCCAAGTTGCAGTTGAAGTATTTAATGTCCAACTAGGATATGGTCTTTTACTAATGAAAATATCGTTATCTTCATCATAGATCATTC